TTTTAAATGAGAAAATATGTTACAGAAATGTTGGATGAAATTAATAAAGATCCAACACTGATTGAAAAATATAAAACTGATGCTGCTCTAAAGATTATCTTTGAATATGCATTTGACCCTGCGAAGAAATTTATTCTTCCTGAAGGTGAACCACCATACAAACCTTCAGCTGAACCAATGGGTATGACACCAACTAATCTATTCAGTGAGTTGCGTCGTATGTATGTATTCTGTCGTGCAGATTTGAAACCAATTAAACGTGAGTCATTGTTTATTAGTTTTCTTGAGGGTGTACACCCAACAGAAGCCAAAATGCTCATGGCTGTCAAAGACCAAACTTTACATAAGTTATACCCTAAAATTACAAGAAAACTCTTGGAAAAGGCTGGAGTGATTCCAGAACTCCCGAAAAAGGAAGCAAAAACCCCTTTACTTTAATTCAAGATTCAGGTATAATATAATTGTAAATACTTGGAGATTTATTATGAGAAAATTGATTATTGCTACTATGTTGGTTTCTACCAACGCTATGGCTTTAGACTTTGAAACCGAATGGGCTAAGTTTGCAAATGACTTTGCCAAGTTGGCTTCAAAGATGAGTGTTAAAGTTGACGTTGATGTTCCTCGAGTTGGTAATGTATCTGTCCCTGTGGAAGATCGCAGTATCCAATTGGAACGTGTCGACCCGAAATCACCAGACCGTCTAGGTTTGAAATTGTCTGACCCATCTATGGTTCAGAAAATGAAAGATCTATACAAACGTGATGATGTAGTAGTTTATTCAACAACCTTGAGGTAATTTATTATGAAAAAATTGATTCTTGTAACTGCTGTTGCTCTTGCTTTATCGGCTTGTAGCACAACCAAAACTGTAGACCTTAACGATACATCGAAAGATGCCGTAAAGTACACTCAGGAATTTGGTAAAGTTGAAATCACTTTCAACGACAAGGGTGAGTGGGAAACCCTTAAATCAACTGGCACTTCTGCCATCCCTCTTACTGACAATTCTGCTTTGGAGCAAGCAATGAACGTTGCTACAATGCGAGCCAAACGCAATATTGTTGAGTTCATTCAAACTGACTTGAACTCAAGTAAGTCTCACGAAGCAATTACTAACGCACTCGCAAAAGACGTATCAGCTGATGAGTCTAAGACACGTGAGCGTGCTGGTAACATTGCTACCAAAATTCAGGAAAAGATCGCTGTTGAAGCAAATGGTATCGTTAAGGGTGTCTACATTGTAGATCGAAAAATCTCTGGCGATAAAAGCATGGCTGTTGTGACTGTTGAAGTCAGCAAGAAGTCTATGCGTGCTGCTCAACAAGTTCGTAACTCTTTCGGTAGTTAATCATGAAGAAAGTTCTAGCCAGTGCAATTCTGGCTCTTTCTTTCACAGCATCAGCGCAATCTCTGATAACTGTAATACCAACAACCCTTTCTGTAACAAGATGGATCGTTGATATTACAGACAAAGATCGTCTAGAAAATACAAGTCCTATTACAGTTCAATCTTCAGGCACAGGTGCTACATGTGATGAGGCATTACTTAATGCCAAACGTCATGCTCTTGAAAAAGTTAGCGGTTCATGGGTTCGCTCAATCCGTCGTTCAGCTGATGACAAATACGAAGAAGAAATCGTAGAATACAGTGGTGGGGTTGTTAAGTCATACAAATACCTACGCAACGATTGTACATTTGTTATAATTGAAGCTGAGGTGATGAAGCGTTCTAACAAAGTTCAGTTAGAAGCTGCAGATATTTCTCGCAATCAAATCGTTCATATCGAAGGTATTAAGAATTCTATTGACCGTAAACAGCAAGCAGTAAAGAGTATAGATTCACGTGCTAATGCTATCTATTTCAAACCTAGTAACACGGAACTACGTGTTATTGAGGGAACTAATGATATTGCTGTTTCTATTGAAGGTGAGTTTGCTTTCAAGGATAATTGGAGAGCAGACTATCTTGAACTGAGAGAACAGTTCGGTTATTTTAATCTACCATCATTTGAACCTG